ATCTAATTTTGCCGATATAGTTGCGGCGCTAATATCAATACCGCTACCTGCTGTTAAAAATGTTGAAGGATTCGCTAAGGCGCTTGTAGCATTAATGATTGATGTTGTGATATCTACACTGGCAGGCGAGCCGCCCGCTCTAACTTGATTTAAATTTCCACCTGTATCGATCCAAATTCCGCTTTCCCCAACACCCAGTGGACTGGCTGCCTGAGGGGTGAAAACGATGCCGGTAGGGTCAATTACGCCCGATACAGCTAAATCGCCGGCAATTGAAAGTGCAACGTTATTAGGCGATGTTAAGGGTTTGTAGTCCTGACCAGAAGCTTTAATTTTAACGGGTGCCTGACTACCTAATAGTATTTGTGGATCGTGATCGTATGCTTGTTGTAATGTTATAGTAGACGGATCCGATGGTGCAGTATATACGCCGCCAACACTTCCAATTCTAAAACTCAACACATCGCCAACTACTAAAGTTTGAAGTGTTTGTATTTGAGTTGAAAGTGTGTTTAAGGTTCCGTATTCGTTGTAATCTTCGCCTTTTCTTAATTTTTGGCCATTTAAAAAAACTTCAAGTTGACCTGAGCCAACTATATAGTTGCGTATAGAGTTGTAATTTCTACTGTCATATGGGAGATATATAACAGCACCAGACGAAATCGGTGCTAAAAATTGATTGGTATTGCTAGGAGAGCCGGATACGCCGATTTTATCTTCTTCATAGATGTTGCCAATTTGATAAAGTGTATCGTGGTGAAGTTTAATTAGCGTATTACTTTTAACAGTATACAGAACAATTGTATCTTGATCAGTGGGTACATCTGCATTAGAAGTTACATATAATGCGCCGGCAACATTGCTATCTTGGTAGGACGCGCTTGTTGCAACTGTGTTAAAGGTTTTGCTTGCCGTTCTGTTAACTCGCACCCATACGGAATAATCATTACCTACCGCAAAACCCGTAGGATACAACGCATTAATTGCGCCTGTGTCGACATTGTTGTTTATGTTAGTGCCGGGGATAACAATTCGAACATACCCAGCGCTACCATAGTAAAGATACCCGGAGCTAGTATACTTTACACCAGCTTCGTCGTGGACCACGATATTTTTATTTTGACCCGTATCGTAGTCGTTGCTGGTCCATGAGCTAGAGTTCGATATTGCCGAACCGTCCCAGGTGTACACGTCTGTTTCAGCAAAACGATACAACAATATAATCTTGTTTTCGCTTAACTGAAAAGATTCGTCAAAAGATTCGACTTGTGCAGTTATTGATTGATACGATACGTTTCTATTAAAAGTTACTGTTAGTGCTTTATATGCACCAAGATAGAAACTGCCACCGGGTGGCGCAATATCATGGCGACCTGTGCCAGGGATAATTAATTGGAGATTGCCAGTAAAAGTAATAAGCTGCGTAGAACCGGACGTTTCGTTTCGTACGGTTACGCGTCCAGCAATTTGTGTGTCGCGGTCTTGAACTCTATCGGCCATCATGGCCGTAAGTTTTGCCGCACGTTGTGTTAGATTATCAGTGGCATCGGCATTGTAGTTTGCAAAACCAGCTAATGCATTGTAGTTCTGTGGTAAGAAGTAATTTGGCGTATTTTGCGAGAGAGATTCCATGCCGACAAACTGCATGATATTGACGGCATCCGGTTTATTAATATCGATCGATTCGCCTTGGATGACCTCAATGGCGCCTAATTCTGTCTTAAGAATTACCTTTGCACCAGTTGCCGCACCGACGGCACCAACGTTGACATTTGAATCAAAGGGTACTTGAAACGTAGAATTGCTTCTAACGTTGATTAAATATTTACCGCCATTGTAAGTGTCGTATGCCGTTGCAGTATCTGCAATAATAACAGTTTGATTAGAAGTAAATCCATGACTTGCGGACTCGATCTCAAAGCCTTGACTTCCAACATCACGAGCCTGCGTCGTCACTATCGCCCAAGAAACAGTAATGTTTGATGGGTTTGTGGTTGCGGTAGTCTCAATATTTACAACAGTGGTACTTTCAACTTCAACTTGATAGGTTCCGTTATACGCCCCAGCATTAGCCAGAACGATCCTGTCGCCGTCTGCGAGACCGTGTGCAGAAGAGAAGTTTAGTTTTGCTCTTTTGCCGTCTGAATCAGAAACATCGACATCCGTAAGATACGTAGCGGCGATAGATCCGATGTCCATGATGGTATCTGAACGGTTTGCGAGCCAATAAAAATCCCCGCCAGCAGAATACGAATCGGTGTCATCTCTATCGCTAGTCTTGACGTCGGAATTTTCGTATACACCCTTGGTGTATACAGCAGTATCTAAAGCCGTAGATCCTGCGTACGCGTTCTCAAGGATGATAGATGCTGCTAAACTTGGTGAAGTAGTATCAGATCCACCGCCAGACGTACCGGTCTTAAAGCCAACGACGCGAACATAAAGGTTTTCGTTGTCGCCGCGACGCTTTACCCAGTCACCTAAACTTAAATTGGAGAAGTCGCCAGGTGCACCATTGACATATGTCACGCCGTTGCTGAACTGAACAGGCGTATCTAACGGGTTGATAGACTCATTGCGCAGCATCTGAATCCACATAACTTGCTCGTTGCCGAGCTGGACGCCTGTAGTCGGATTACTACGAACAATGATGTCCCTATTGTCGTTCATCTTGCGGTAGACGATGTCCTCAGACCACGTCACCAAGCCAGGTGTTGTTTCGCTATGCGTCCAACGACCTTTGGATTTTAAGCTAGATCCAAGAGCGTCATCAAAGATGTTAACCAAGTTAAGCGCTTGAGTTGTCTCATACCAGTAGGTGGTACCAGAGAGCTCCAGCAACTTGGTCATTACTGCGTCCATCCAGTCCTTTAACGTCTGGATGTTTTTATCGCCGCCAAAGAATGGGCTGGGAGAAGCTGAGTTTTGGATGGTTGATGGGGGTTCATTTCGCGCATACTCAGAGCTTGGCAATGGCGGAAATTGAAATGTTGCATTTGGGTTGGGCGAAACGCCGCCGCTTCCCAAGCGAAACATCATGTTTCTAGAATCCGTAATGTTTGTGATTGAGGTGCTATCATATTCAATTGCGGCAATTGGAATGGTTCCATCTGGAAAACCAGAGGTCGAAACACCAACCTGAGCAATTAAGACACCTTCTGTGTTAATGTCTTGGTTAAACTCACCGCCTTGACCACCATTTAGATCGACATCCCAGAACGCACGCGTATCTTGTGCCGTTCCAGTGGTGCTGAGCGTGATATAGACATAGTTTGTTGCGTTTGTTCTAAGTTCTGGTACTAGAGGTGCAGAAAGCTCATCGCCTTCTGGAAGACCAAAAAAGAAACTACCAGCAGAAGATGTCGGGCTATAAAGAACAGAATCTGAGACCTTAATTGATACACTGGAAGTACCAATAGCCTGTGGAGCGTCGATGATCTCGAAGCCTTTGAGGATTAGGGCCCTATCTCCTACGAAGCTTCTAATCAGCTCCTTGAAGTCAGAAGCAACATAAGACTGCAAAGATAGAAAGTCAGGCAGATCTATCCGCTGCTGTGAACCGATTAAGAGACGTCCTAAAACCGCCATATAATCCTCTGATATTAATGCTTTACGCTATCCAAGATCAAAAAGATGCCGTGAAACCTTGGTAACATATAGCATTATACAGTACCTATAATCAGTCTAACGGGTTATCTGGGGTTTCTGAGTAAACATCAAATGCAGAGTAGTAGAGTTTGGGATATCTAACCATATATCTAAGAAAAACACCTGCACTCTTAACATCCCCTATCAGGTTTTGAAGAATTACCCTTGCTGCTGACGGATCAGATATGTAAAAGGCGTATTCTTTACCAAGACCACTCATAACATGAGCGCCTTTTCTCCTGATTGCTGTTATCGATGCCCCTGAGGAATGGTCGTATTGAAATATATAAGCTGGATCTAGTGCAAGAGTTCCTTCGGCTGCTTTATACAGGTATCTAACTGGCCCTTCTTGGGTATTTAAACCATAGTCAAAGATCAGGAATCCTTGCTCGTCGGGTATGTTGTTTGGTGTCTCAATGTTCAGACTAAATACAACATTTCCTGCCTTAATGTCTGTGGTTATTTTGCCGACATAAGATGAAACGACAAATGGGGCTTTAGTATCGTACATATAAGGCCCAGTTACGCCGGTATTGACAAGTGCAGTGGTCAAATAAGCTTTCGAATTAGATTCAGCTAAACCAACTTTTTCAATCCTAACTCCACCACCAATTCCCAACGACACACTGTTGTTTGTTTGAAACTCAAACACATACTCGTTTACGATCTGATCGACCTCAAATACACCGTTGAAGTTTCCGCCGGTAACGTCATATATTCTTACCGACTGGCTGGCTTTAAGGCCATGTTTTTCATTGGTCTGTACAGAAACTACGCCATTACCGTCACAGGATATTGTTGCTATGGTTAGCTCGATAACACTAGCTAAATCTGGAAGCTCGGGATTAATTCCATTAAGAACATAACTTCCAGAAATATCTAATGTTTTAGACACATACGAATATTTTTGATTGTACGCATCAAAACTGCCGCTTATGTCTTGTGAATGGTACGTATCCTGGGTTAGGGTGACGATTCTGTTCTTTATTTGTTCTAGTTTTTCAAGGACAAACTGTCCACTATTTGGCCAATCCCCGCCATTTTCTATCATAAGAGATGTTTTAGACGGTACATCTACTACGCTAGAAATCATGCCGTTAAGGTGCGCAGATCCCTTAAGTTCGCGCCTCACTACGGGCGGTGTTGCGGGCATCTCGATTATAATCTCACCAGGCGAAACTTCCCAAACCACCGATCGGTTGTTTCTAGTGTAGATCACAGATCTTTCTGGACGCACAAACCTAACAAAATAGTTCGGATTAAGCCCGTGATCAAACGTACCGGGTGTAGAAAAAAGATTATTAAATTCAAAGTAATTTTCAGTTAGATTGATGTTTATTATATTAAAGGTGCCAGAGTTGCCGGGCATATCTATGATGACATTGTCACCAACTCTCGCCTGATCCAACGCAATTGGAGATCCACCGATATACTTGAAGCGAGTCGTGTCACCAATCTTTGTTATAAGCCACTGCGTTGTTTCGCCAGATCCGGCATCTGGGATTATGCCGTGAAATTGAAGCGATACATCGATGCGTCCGCCAGTAATCTCTATGGACCCTTTGGCGCCAATAGTTTTTGTAAATATTTTAACGAACTTGCGTTTAGTGATTCTGTTTTCAAATGCCGTAGCAAAACTATATTTTGCTTGACGATTTATGGCAGAAGCTATCTCATCTGCGGTTGCAATAGAGATGTCCGTAAAATCCTCTGCTTTAAAAAGTATGCGTTCAAAGTTAATTGCATCTACGGCGTATTCTAATTCCCATCCGTCTTTTAAAAAGAAAGGTTCGAACTGAGAAGATTCAACTAATGCAGTCGTTGACTCTTTAAAAAAGAAAATGTCCAATAATTGATCAATTACAGCCTTTACTTGCTTTGGCTGATATGCGAGTATTGGAACGTAGCGCCTTAATGTCGTGTCATCCATTCCAACAACTTTAGGCCTAGACACCTTGTAGTTGGCAGCTAGACGATCAATATATGGCCTACTGGCCGTAGATATGAAGAATTGCTTTCGTACTTCTTCAATAAGATTAGCTATATCGTCGTCTGACTCGCCGATGCTTTCAATTAGCGCGCGCCAATTTGGATTGACGCGCGTATTAAAGTATGCATTGAATGCATCGTGTATGCTGTCTGCGGATGTCTTGTTGTTGGCCATCTTTTATCTTACGCTAAGCTGATTAGATCTGGCGTTATGAAGGCCTTTTCGTCGTCGGCTAC